CGCAACCAGTATTCAGGCGTTCCGCTTTTAAGCATATTAAGCTCTCTGCTATTGAGCTACAGGCTGCTCTTAAACGCTCTGTAGCCAAACCATAACACAATCAATCTTCAAATTCAAACTCTCGTTCCTCAAATGCTTGACAAGAGCGTAAATCGTGACAGATGAACTCAAACTTAGTGCAATAGCCACGGAATCCAGCGTCAACGTCCCACTCGTTAAATGGAATCTTTTCCATCTTGGATTGGGTCATTGTGGAGTTATCGTAATACTCACAAAGTGAGCAGCGGCGGCGACGGGCTTCAGCCTCATCCACTTGCATAGCCTTGCCAAGCGCAATCCAGTATTCAGGATTAGCATCGCGCTCGTTACTAGGGTTTTCAGGGCCAAGCATCCAATCGTCAATGACGATCTTGGTGTTCTTCTTGTTCTCAGCAGTGGTGATGAATGGCTCGCTCTCACGCAGACCAGCAAAACCTTCAATAATCATCATTGGCTTTTTCATTACGATACTTCCCGTCCAGATGCGCGAATATTTATTGCAGAAGCTGTTCCAGCAATCGTAGAAATAAAACCACCCCTAGGCAATACATGGCCTACAAGTTCTGGAAATGTATATGTCTCACTAGCTTGAAGCGTCTTGGATTTAACAATCAAGTTGTCATTTCCGGCGGTGCCAGCAGACGCAACTAGGTTTACGCTAATGGTTGCAGCCGAAGCTGAATAGTTAGTTGCAGTGAACTTATCAATGATGGTTTGTACACCAACAGCCGTATATTGGGTCACCTGTGTTGCTTCAGCAGTCCTAGCTGGAATGATGTTACTAATTACAACAGCCACGTTTATTCTCCTTCTAATTGCGCTACACGCGCGCGAAGCGATTGCAGTTCCTTTACCAGCATTGGAACCAACTTTGAATAGTCCACAGCCATCATATCTTCTGGATCTTCTGGCTGGTAAACAGCCTCTGGCGCGACTTCAAGAAGTTCCTGTGCAATAAAGCCGTAGCGTTGATGGACACTACTACCCTTCCAATCAAACTTACGCACCTGAAGCGCATCTATCAAACTTGCCGCATCATCTGCGTCGGAGATGTTTTCTTTTAGGCGAACGTCAGATGTGATGTTGTATAAAACACCAGTGTTAGCGTTGTTAGTTATGCTGCCGATAAATGCACTGTTGGCGGCATTGATAAAATACGCAAATGTGGAACCTGCGCCCGCCGTGTTTCGGTACGATACACACGCAGTGCCAGAAGCAGTGCTAACCGACGATATTCTTGCTGGGCCTTCTGAACTTGTTGTCCCAACCAGCAAGTATCCATTAGCGTCAATACGCATACGCTCTGCAACGGCGTCCGAAATGCGCGTCTGAAACGCCATGTAAGAGCCAACATAGTTGACATCCGCTGGGCCTGATAAAACAAGCCCCGCGCTTTTCAGTGTTCCAACAGTGTCCACGCCTTGAAACAAAAGGCTAGTGTATTTTGTAGTGTTATTTGCAGTGCTGGTATTGGCAGATATAAGATTGCTTGTTCCTGCGGATGCGCTTTCAAATGCGCGGGCGACACCAGAAACATCCAGCCTATATGCTGGCGAAGCCGTACCAATACCTAGACGGTCGTTGGTGTTGTCCCAGAACAGGTTAGCGTTGTCCTGTGTATATACACCCGAAGCGCCTGCGAAGACAACGGAGCCAACGGTAAAGGAAGTAGCCGTGCCTGTGCCGCCGTTAGCAACAGGCAGTCTGCCTGAGACTTGTGTGGTAAGGCTGACGCCTGAAAGCGTGCCGCCAAGCGTCAGGCTTCCGCTAGATGTGACTGTACCAGTAAGAGTGATGCCGTTGACAGTTCCCGTACCGCTGACTGAGGTGACGGTTCCCACAAACGCGTCTGAAGCGTTTATAGTAATTGCGCCGGCGCCATTCGTGATGCTGACATTTGTACCAGCCGTCAACGTAGTCTTGGTCAGTGTATTGCCCGTCGTGTTTCCTATAAGCAACTGCCCATCGGTATACGTTGTTTGCCCTGTGCCACCATTAGCAACTGGCAACGTACCTGTAACTTGTGTTGTAAGGCTGACGTTTGATAGCGTTCCGCCAAGCGTTAGTGATCCTGAAGACGTTACCGTTCCTGTAAGCGTAATGCCGTTGACAGTCCCCGTACCACTAACACTGGTGACTGTGCCTGAACCCTTGTTGTTAAACGTAGTCCAATCAGTGCTAGTCAGGTATCCATTAACCTAAGCTGTCGCGGCAGGCATACTAATGGCGGGTGTCGTACCGCCGCTGGATACAACGGGAGACGTTCCTGTGACGCTAGTAACTGTGCCTGACGCGCCAGTTAGAACGCCGCCTGACAGCGTCAAACCTCCAGCCACGCTAATTTCTTCAGCTGCACCTGTGCTGGCAGTAGTGCGCCCCAATAGACGGCTGGTAGACATCGTAAGACCATTGGTTGAAGCATACGCACTTGGCGCAACGTAATCAGTTGCCGCGACTGCTGCCGATAGTGCGGTTCCGTTACCTTTAATGATGCCGTTAACCGAAGTTGATAAAGTGATTGCAGGCGTTGTAGTGGCATTAGCAACAGTTCCAGCAAAGCCGTTTGCCGAAACAACGGAAACGCTTGTAACCGTTCCAGTTCCCGCTGTAGAGGAAATAGTAATTGAGCCTGAACCGTTAGTGATGCTGATGTTTGTGCCAGCAATCAGAGTGGCTTTGGTCAGCGTATTGCCTGTCGTGTTGCCAATCAAAAGTTCGCCATCAACATAAGATGTCTGGCCTGTGCCGCCATTAGCTACCGCCAACGTGCCACCAAGTGTAAGCGTGCCACTTGTCGTTATTGGTGATCCAGTAAAGGTTAATCCAGTAGTGCCGCCAGAAGCAGCCACAGATGTAACTGTCCCTAAATTTGCAGGAGGTGCTAAATTAAGAGTTTCAGATAATGCAGTGATTTGGGCCAAGGCATCATTCGCACTTTCGCCAGCGTTTCCAGCGGCAATTTCAATGCCAGGTATGGTGTCATTGGTACTTGAATCAACAGTCGCAAACAGCCGCTCAAATTGCTTGATCTGCTCAAAGTCCTGCAAGAATGAAGCAAGTTGATCTCGTGTGAGGGATAGTTTCTGATTAGCCATTAGAACGCTAACGGCTCGATTGCCGCCTCTAACCTAGCAAACGACATATGTGCGTCTGAATCGCCTTGGAATCGCTGTATGCGCCAGTTACGCATCCAACCCTGCTGGAACCATACCAAACGCTTTGCACGTTGCCCTGTCAGTCCAGCATTGATAAACTTCTGTTGGCTATAGGTCTGGCCATCAGTTGAATAGCTGGTGTTGATTGTTGGCTCTACGCCAAACGCCGCTGATCCAGTTAGACCAACAAGCTCAAGGTTCTGAATGATTGCGCCACGGCCTTCATTGTAAACGATTGTCGTTCCAAATTCCCAGCGCACCTTTTGCCCGTAATGGCTTGAGACGTTGCTGACCATATAGCCAACGTTAGTGTTCATTGGGTCGCCCACCAGCCACTTGTCATAGCAATATACAAGGTTCTGTGCGCGATACTTTGACAGACCAGCCACGCTGCTTGTCAGTATGAACCATACAGGCTGGCCCAAGTCCTGCGTAGCGGCAGCGTCAAACACAATCGTGCGGTCAGGAAGGTGAATATATAGATGCTCATGCGCCTTGTCGTTACGCGCTTCTATCTTGATTGTGGACAGCTGGGCTTCAGTAAACTCAAGTAGGATTTGGTCTATCTCTTGCGTGCTGATCTTGTTCGCCTTGGCATTGCCACCGAGGTAAACGCCTGGCGCTTCATTAAACCCACTACCAACGAACGCGATACTTTCAAGATAGACGCAGCAGGCATGAGTTCCGACGACCCCCTTTTCAATCTGCGCTCCTTCAATGCGCTGGAATGGGAATAGGTCACCACCTACGTTGTCAAAGACTTCGATGGTGTTTCGGTTCAATGCGTATATCTCATTGCGAAGTTTCAGCAGTGCGACAACAGGGTCAGGGTCAATTTCAGACGAACCGTACTTCAGCGGGTTAACTTGCGTCGGGTCACTAAGTTCCGTTACGATAAGAAACTCACCGTCTGTGGTCATGAAGTAACCATCCACCCACACAACATCTAACACTACGCCAAGATCAGGATCAGTGACTTGATTAAGACCAGTGCTGGGTGAATAATAAAATAGGTCTTGATTGGACGCGATAGCTAATAGGTCAAAGCTATAATCCATCGTAACTAAATTACCGTCGCTACCAACGTCACCAATAATACTTACATCGCCTGTGCTGGACACCGTGACAAGCGTGGAACCCATCACGCGATAGCAGATGCCATTCCAGTTAATGCCGCCACGATCAACGCCTGGGCCTGTGCCGTTAGCCACCAAACCATCAGCAGGACGCAGGAAGCCTCCACTAATCCCATTATCCTTTGGCACTGGAATCATGTTCACAGGATAAGACGTGCGAAAGTCCGGCCCATTGTCCGTGTAGATGCCGCTAAGGATTGGAACCTGAACCATTTACCATTTAACCTTATCAGCCCAAAACGCCGCGCTCATTTTGCCCTTGGCTATATTCTTTGCGTGTCTAGCCTTGAATGATGCGCGGCGCTTCTTGTTGGATTCGCTTTCGCCCTTGCTGGCAGGAGAACCCATAACACCCTGCTGCCCGAAACGGATTGTCCTGATCTTATCGCCTTCTTTGGCTACCACAACGTGCGACTTCTTCGGATGCGATGGTGTGCGCTTTGGTTTGTTATAACCAGCGACACCAGCACGAGTAAGGCGCGAATCCTTTTTCACTTGGACAACTTACTTCTTTTTCTTCTTGGCTTTGGTCATGGTCATTGACTTACCAGCCTTAGCAACGGCCTTCTTAGCCATTCCCATACCCTTTGAGCCATAGCTCATCTTTCCGCTACCCATTTTCATATCAATTCTCCAATTAGAAAGTTACATGAAGCTTGAATGCTTCAAGCCGCATGAGGTTATTCGCAGTCGCTGGCTTTACCGTGATTGCAAATGTCTGATCCTGCGTGGCATCGACGTTCAGGAATACGTTCGCACCCGTCGATAGGCCATGACCTACAGCAGTCGCTGAGTTGGTTACAACTTGCGAGTCGCCACGATTGCACATCAACTTCTGAACGCACGCACTAGCATTACTAGCAGCAGCAGCAGCCAATAGAACGCCGCCACCATATGTCATGCCCAATGTTTTAACTGTGGAGTTATTGGTTAGCGAGAACAGAGCATCAATCTCCATTCCACCACCAACACCCATAGACCAGCCAGGGACTGTGACAGATGCCAGAGTAACTTCCGTGTTAGCTACAGCAACAGTTGGTGTGCCAAGGCCAGTGACGTATGCAAGATCAATTGTAATGGCAACGCCAGTTGTATCAGCATCCAATGCAGTAACTTCATAGAAGCCATTAACACCAGTTCCTGTTGCCCAAGTCACATAGACGCTTGCACCTACTGCGATAGCCGCTGTCAAGCCGTGAGCGCCAGCACTGACTAACTGAACGCTTCCGCCATCATCAGCATAAGTGAGCGTTATAAATGTAGCTGCTGGCTCAACAAGGCCAATAGGCTCTAGGCTTCCAATTACCAAAGGCGGGAAGTCACGCAGCGTTGGTTGAGCGCCTACATCATATTGTGCAGTTGATTGAATGCCGCTGACGATACGCACAGTGCGATCAACAGGATAAGGGCCAAATGTTTCTGCGCTGTTAGTGAGAGACGCAACCTCTGTGTAGTAGTCATAGCTTACTGGGCCAATTGGCTCAAGCAATACGGTTGTCGCATCGTTGCCCACGTTTCCAACGCTGATATATTCACCAGCAGGAACAAGAACGTCGGTAATGGTCTGAGTAAGGCCTGGTTGAATAATCATATCTTTACCCCTTAATTACAATTAAACGCCGCCATTGCCGGTTTGAATGTTTAGCGTTGTGCCAGATGCTGAGATGTGCGCGAGCTTTGTGAAGCCATTTGCTTTGCGTATAATAACTTCGCTGCCAGCACGAACAGCCAAATCGGCAGTTGTAGCAGTCGCAGCCGTTTCACCAATGCGAACGTAGCAGACGTTTGCGCCAGTATTGACCAAACGGACAGCATTGTCAGTTCCAGAAATGGTTACTGATGCCGATGATGCCGCAGGAGTTGCAACAATGTTCGATCCATAATTAGGAGCAAAAGGATTTACATAAGACATTAGCCAACCTTCCAGTTTGTGCCGTCGCTGTAGACGGGGACTTTGTTTGCGCCGCCACCAGCAACGGTAGCAGCAAATGTTGTGGTGCTTCCATCAGTGATGAAGGCCCGTGCGCCAGCATTGCTTACAGCACTTGGAAGCTGGGCATATGTTACAGGTGTAGTCTGCACTGACGAACAGGTGACAGCGCCAAAGTTTACCTGAATGTATTCAATAAGCGTTGTGACAGAGCAACGGCGCGCATCACCTTGGTTGGTTACGAACAAAGGTAACTGATCTCCACCGGAAACCTGTGTGACAGTTGGTAGCTGATTAATGGTAGGCATGGTTTAACTCCAATCAAGGGGGCCATCAGGCCCAGCATCTATAGGGTCGGCAGGACGAGGAACAAATGGGTTATC